AGATAAAAGACTTTAATCCTAATGATACCATACATACGGTAGATGGGGTTGAGATAGTATCAGATGTAGTTGTAACAAAATCATATATGGACATGTATGATTTGCAGGTTAGAAAGTATAAAGAGTTTTATGCAAATGGAATAATATCACATAATTCTACTATAGCAGAATCCTTATATTTCTCTTTATTTGGAAAAACAATTAGAGAATTGAAGAATAACTTCATAGTTAACTCTATAAATAAAAAAAATTGTGAAGTTATATTGTGGATGGATATTGAGACAGAAACCGCCAAAGACGAGTATAAGATTACAAGGAAACTTAGCCCATCAAAATGTATCTTGGAAAGGAATGGGGTAGACGAAACAAAATCTACTATTGATGCAACGAGTGCATTTATTCAAAAATTAGTAAACTCTTCTGGTGCCGTATTTAAAAACTCTGTCATCATGACGATTAATGATACTACCCCTTTTCTAGCCCAAGAAAAAATCGATAAGAGAAAGTTCATTGAAAATGTTGTTAATTTAGAAGTATTTTCTGCGATGCTCAAGTCTACTAGGGATGAGTATAATGAATTACGTAGAGAATATGAGAATCTTTACACTAAAAAAGATACCCTACAGCAATCTTATGAACTAAACAAACAACAAATGGACTTGTTTGAGAGTAATAAACAAAAGCGTATTGTTGACGTTAATACTAAGATAAAAACAGCAGAAGAAAGCGTAGAGGTTCTTAAAAAGCAATTTATCAAGGTAGATGTGGGATTTGATGTAATTATCAAAAACAAAAAGAAGGATTTTAATACAGAACTTCAGCAGATTGAAGCTGATTACCGTAAAATTGTTGAGGAAGTGTCGGATGTTAAGTCTGAGGCTCGTCAGGTAGCCTCTCAAATATCTTCCTTGAGTCAAAAGAGTTCATCTTGCCCTACTTGTAAAAGACCGTATGAAAACGATGATGCAGAAGGTAGAGAACAGCTTAAGAAGGATTTAGGTAAAAAATTGTTAGAGTTTCAAGATCAGGAAAAGGAAGTTAATAAAAAGTTTGCTCCACTAAATGAAAAGAAAACAGAGATTGCAGCGAAGATAAAAAAACTGGATGATGCTTTGCAGGATATTACAAATAAAACGAATTCGAATGATAAGTTGACCAGTAAAATTGACTATACCCTTGAAACAATTGAGTCATATAAGAAAGACATCATTAAGATCGAAGCAGAATCCAATGCAATATTAGAAAAGACCGTTAAGGATACTGAGGTTTTATTGGAGAACTATAAGTTGGATTTGGTAGATATGGATAAGAGATTGAATATCCTTGATTGTATTAAGTTTGTAGTGTCGGAAGAAGGAGTTAAGTCATATATTATTAAGAAGATATTGACAATCCTTAACAAAAAGATGGCGTATTATCTTCAGAAGTTTGAAGCTAACTGTATTTGTCGATTCAATGAACTTTTCGAAGAGGAGATTATAGATGAGCGACAGGAGCCAAAGTCATATTTTAATTTCTCTGGTGGTGAAAGAAAAAGGATTGATCTGGCTTGTTTATTTTCTTTTTTGGATATTAGAAGGATGCAAGGCGATGTTTCATTTAGCGCAACTTTCTACGATGAACTTCTCGACTCTTCATTGGATGATAGAGGAGTTGAATTGGTATTAGAGGTTTTACGAGATAGAGTAGATCAGTTTAAGGAAAATGCGTATATTATTACCCATAGAGGCGCAGCAATAACAAGTAAGGTGGATAACAGTATTTGTATTGAAAAGAAAAATGGGTTTAGCAACTTAGCAAAAATATGAACAACGCAGATATACAATACAACCGATTAATAAACAAGATTCTTTGTGAAGGTAAATGGAAAAATAATAGAACTGGAGAAGATTGTTTAACTATAGCGGGTTACCCGATACGGAATTAGTTGGATATAAATCTTCTGATCCCATAAAATATGTAGTAGCAATTTAAGTTGTTGCTGGATAAATAAAACAACTTATGCAATATCAAGCAGTGCGAACAGGACTGGATACTATATTAGGGGTGCCTTTTGGCGTTCCACCTACGGGATTAAACTCTGGAAACTATCATGTTATCCAGAATATGCCTAATATAACCCCACCAAGTATACCAGTCCCAGGAGATGGCTTACCAAGGGCTATCAATTTCTTAGCAGATTATGGTGGTTGCTCTTGGTATCGTTGCATGGCACCAAACTTGATGTTGAATCTTCATAATAAGGCAGTTATTATGGAGTCTACGACTATGATCTTAGACCCTAAATTCTATGGCGGGGTAAAAGCCGTTAAAATTCAGAGACAAGCTACTCCTGTTCAGAGAGAGTTTGTTAAGATGTTGAAGAGCTATTCTCAACAGTTCGGTTTTAAATTGATCTATGAGATTGATGATATTGTTTTCAGAGAGGATATTCCTGATTACAATAGGAATAAGGAAGCATTTGTTCCAGATGAGATTAGACAGAGCATTGTTGACATAATTGAAATGTGCGATCAAGTAACGGTTACGTGTGAATTTATGGCAGATTACTTCAAGAGTAAGACTAACAATAAAAATGTTACTGTTATACCGAATTACTTGTTGAAGTGGTGGTTTGATAGGTATTACAACTTAGGTGAATTAGTGAAGAAGTTTGAGAAGAATAAGAAGAAACCAATCGTTTCCATTTTCGCTTCTGGAACCCACATCGATGTAATTAATAAAGTCAATCAACAGGATGATTTTGAAGCAATTGTGCAAGCGGTTATTCGAACCCGTAAAGACTTTGCATGGCAGTTCTATGGGTCTTTCCCATTGCCTTTGAAGCCCTTCATTGATAGCGGAGAAATTAAATACGTTCCTTGGGTCGATCTTCCAAAATTCCCTGAAGCAATGGCGAATTCAGGAACTCAATTAGCCTTTGCAGCATTACGAGATAATAATTTTAATCGCGCAAAGTCTAATATAAAATTGTTGGAGGGGTCGGCTCTAGGGATACCTGTAATATGCCCTGATCTTTGCACATACAAAGATGCAATGTTAAAATATACAACGGGGGATGAATTAATAGATCAGGTTAAATATGCACTAAAAGACCAGACGAAATATGCTTCTCTATGTAAGCAGCATAGAGAGTATGTTGAAGATTTCTGGTTAGAGGATGAACGAAATATGATGAAATTCCATGAGGCGTATTTCTTACCTTATAAGTCATCAGAACGCAAGTATTTGATTGACATTCCTTATAATGTTTAATGGGGGTTGATTTAGGATGGAGGTATGGTAGAATAGTAGGAAATGTTTAGGAATGCGTATTATGATTATAAGAAAGAGAGCATCTTTCTTAGGACTTGGAAATTGAATGGAGAACGAGAGGATATCTATGTTCCATATAAGCCGTATCTGTATGTAGAGACAGATAACGCAAAAGATGGTAAATCCATTTTTAATACTCCGCTTAAAAGGGTTTATTTTAAGAACACTTTTGATCGGAAGAAGTATGTTGAATCTCATAGTGGTCATTTAAAATTCTATTACAACCTTCCAGCAGAACAGCAATTTCTTGTAGATTCTTATTATGATAAGATTGATGATAAGGAATTTAGTAAGTTTCCTTTGAAGGTTATTAACATTGACATTGAAACAAAATGTAACAAGTATGCTAATAACGATAAGGTAAAACTCAAGAATGATGCAGGGGAGAAGGCAGAAACCACAGTATCAGAATTACGTTCATTTGAGAAAGATGGATGGCTGGTGAAAGACGTAGAGGAGAAGGCTTGGGTAAAGATAAAGAATTCATGTTATTTTAAGCAGACTTTTCCAAATCCAGATACTGCCAAATTCCCAATTTTGCTTATAACCATTCACGATTCTTTAACGAATCAATATCATACTTGGGGAGAAAAAGATTATATACCAAAAACTGATAATAGCTTCTACCATAAATGTGAAACCGAAGTAGATATATTAACGGGATTTTTGACATATATTAAAAGTGATTATCCTGATATTATAACGGGGTGGAACGTCCTAGAATTCGATATACCCTACTTAGTGAATCGAATTAAGAACGTTATGGGTGCAGACGCGATTAAAATGTTGTCGCCAGTAGACAAAGTGTTTTCTACTAGAACGAATGGAGGATTTGGAAAATATTTTGAAAAGTGGATATTTCAAGGTGTGAGCGTTCTCGACTACATGATGCTATATAAAACGTTTACTAGGGAGAAACGTGAATCTTACAGTTTAAATTATATAGGTGAAGTGGAATTAGGAGAAGGTAAACTGGCGATTAATGCCACAAATTTATCTACCTTAGCTGATACAGATTGGGAGAATTTCGTAGATTATAATATTCAGGATGTTAGAGTTGTAAATAACCTAGAAGCTAAGTTGAAATATATTCAAGTTGCAAGATTGATGTCTTATCAAGGATGTTCCAATTTTGAGAACGCTTTGGGTAAAGTGAAGCTGGTTGAGGGCGCAGTAGCAATCCAAGCTAAAAAGGAGGATTTGATAATTCCAACTTTCGATGTTGATAACGTGGGCAATTTCCCTGGAGGATTTGTTCGAGAAGTAGTAACAGGCATACAAGAATCTATCATATCTTTTGATGCGAATAGTCTATATCCAAACACGATTATTACTTTGAATATATCTCCCGAAACTAAAGTTGGAAAGATAAAAAACACTCCTGACATGAGTAATGACGAGGATGTTGCCGACTTAATGCTAGTGAATGGGAATAACTATAAAATACCCGTTAAAAAGTTAAAGAAGTTTATTACAGATGAAAAAATTGCACTCACGAAGTCCAATATTCTATACTCCCAAAAGAAGAAGGGCATTCTGCCTATATTAATTGATGATCTATATAACAAAAGGGTTCTAGCTAGAAAGAGATCAAAAGATTTAAGTAAAGTTAAACATAAGACTGAAGTAGAAAAGATGGAAGAGGTCTATCAAGATATTTTGCAATACTCATTGAAGATTTTTATGAATTCTATCTATGGTGCGTTGGCTAACAATTACTGTTTTCTAGCTGACGTTGATGCAGCTAGATCGATTACGGAAACGGGACAGTGGGTTGGACAGGAAGCAGGAAACCTAGGAGATAAATATGCTAAAGAAACATTTGACATAGATAAAAGCATTGTTATAGCGGGTGACACGGACAGCGTAGGAAAAGACACCATAATTCGAAGTAGCATGGGTCAGAAACAAATTCAAGACTTGTGGACGGAAAATGTAAACGATATATCATTTACTACAAACAATCATGAAATAAAATATACCGATGGATTAAAAATACTGACATATAGAGACGGTAAAGTATCCTACGAAAAAACAAAACGTATAATTAGACATAAGGTATCTAAGAAAAGATATAAACTTACAGTGAATGGAAAAAGTGTGGTTATAACAGAAGATCATTGCCTTGTTATATTACGAAATGGTAAATTTGTTCGAGTTTCACCAAAGAATATTGAAAAATTAGATAAAATTATGTGTATGGGAGGGAGACTATATAATAAATCCAGAAGATGTTATACATCAAGGTGTTAAGTTTTTAAATTATGTATAAAATAAACATTACCGACGATTTTAGAGTAGAACAACTTGAAAATTTTCAAGACGAATATGTTTACGATTTTGAAATGGATACAACAAATGAGGAAGAACAAGTGTATTTTGCCAATGATATACTCGTTCATAATTCGGTTTATTTTTCTATACATCCTATTTTACAAAAAATGGGTATCAAACTGTTAAACGAATACTTATCTGTGTCTGAAGAAGCGAATAAGGTGATTGATGACCTCGATGTATATTTAAACGAAGGAATCAACGAGCTTGCGAAACAGCAGCTTTTTACATTAGACCCTCGATATGTGTTTAAGCGAGAGGTTATATCCGATGCAGGAACCTTCTTAATGAAGAAGAACTACGTATTACATGTAGTTGACGATGAAGGTAAGAAGGTTTCAAAATATAAGTATGTCGGAGTTAAGGTTGCTAAATCTACTGTATCTAAGCAGGTAAAACACGGTCTTAAAAAAGTAATGGAAACCCTTCTAACGACTAAAAACGAGAAGAAAACTAATGCAGTATACAAGGAAGTATACGAAGAGTTTAAATCGTTGACGATTGATGACATGGCTGAAAGAACTGCTGTGCATAACTTAGAGGAGTATGCAGAGAAGGCGTCCTTACATAAATTTGAGTCGGGAACACCATATCACGTTAAGGCAAGTATAGCTTATAATATCCTTTTAAAGGAACTTGACGTTGAGGACAAGTATGAAAGAATTGTATCAGATCAAAAGATTAAGTTGTTCTATCTGAAGAAGAACCCATACAATCTGGATGCTATAGCATATGCTAGTGAATATCCCAAGGAATTTGCAGTTTTGAAGATAGATATTGACAAAATGTTCTATAAGTTAATAGCTAAAGAGATAGAACGCATCTATACTTGTGTGGGATGGTATTTACCAGACCTTAAAAACGAAGCAGCTACCGATTTAGTTGAATTATTTTCATAAAATGCAGTTGAAAAATGAGATAGCTATGATAAGATATAAGCAATATTATGAGTGACAATAAACTAACTACAATTCTTGACCTACTAGGTAGAACTATTATAGGTGAAACTGATGAAACTAAGTCCAATTCAGAGATTCTTGCATTAAAGAATCCTGCTATTATTCATATTCAACCCGATCAGCAATCAGGACAGATTCGCCTTCAAATTCTCCCATTATTCTTTAAGGAATTTTTGGCCGATAAAGAAGCGTCAACTACATGGTTATATCGTAGAGCAAACATTGTTGAAAGTGTTGATATTGTGTATGACTTTAAGGTATCTGCTCAATATGCACAGATGTTCTCCTCAACCCCATTGGTAATTCCTCAATCAACTGCTCCCGCTGGTAATTCGGCACCTGTTATCAAGTTGTTTGATGATGTGAAGTAAGGTATGGCTAATAAATCAATACTATCTACTGGAGATAAGATAGTAGAAAATATTATAGAACGTTTTGTGTTTGAACAGAACAATTCTGCAACTAGGAGGAACGTAACAAAGGCTTTTAACAGGTATTTAAAAAAGTTACCATTAGTTGATTTTAAAGTGGTTTGTAATTCAAAAAACAATTCATTGAAATTGGTAAGTGAAGGTAAATTATCTGTAGCTATTTATTTTAAGGAAGAGGCAGGAAAGGACTTTAAATTGATGGAAATTTTATTAACAAAAGGTTAATTATTAGACGAATATTCTGATGTTTTTTCAGGGATAGATAAACTGAATCCTGACGCAGAAACTCTTGACGCATCGACTCTTTCTGTGTCAGATGGGACAATATCTACTGGATGTTATGCATTGAATGCGATAATATCAGGCTCTTTATATGGAGGAGTTCACGTAGGTAGATTTACAGGGTTTATTGGGCCAAGTCAATGCGGAAAGACTTACATTATTAATAAATGTATAGCTAATGCTCAAAAAGATGGGTATATTGGACTGATTTTTGATTCTGAAATAGCTGTGGATAAAAAAAGTGCAGAATCCGTTGGATGTGATCCTAAGAAAATAAAATATTATCCAGTAGATACTTTGGAAGATTGTAGAAATCAGATATGCACGTTTTTGGATGCCGTTATTAAGTCTAATGAAGAGAACCCAAATAACAAAGAAAGAAATAAATTTATAATTTCTATAGATTCTTTAGGTAACTTATCTTCAGCTAAAGAACTTAAGGATATAGCGGAAAATAAGGAAGTTTCTGACATGGGTTCTAGGTCAAAGGTGGTCAAATCTTTGTTTAAATCTATAACATATAAGGCAGCTAAAGCTAGGGTGCCAATATTGTTTAGTAATCATATCTACGACGATCCAACTAAACTGTATCCTAGTATAGTTAAAACTCAAAATGGAGGAAAGGGGCCAGTATATTTATCGTCGGTATTAGTTCAATTTAATATTACTACTGAAAAAATTGCTGATAATCCTAACGAACAGTCTATTGTTATAGCTCATACTGTATCTGGAACCACATTAGGATCGTTAACAATTAAGAATAGGTTTATTCCTGCCTTTTTAAAAACCGAACTATATTTAAACTTTAAAACTGGTTTAGACCCATACGCAGGATTGTTTGATCTGGCGGTATCCTTTAATGTTATTAAGAAAATTGGAAAAACATATGAGTTTAATGGCGAGTCCTTGGGATTCAAAAAGAACATTGTGAAAAATGCGGATATTTGGGAAAAGGTGATGCCAGAGTTAGAGAAGGTGTTGCAGGATAAACTGAAGTATGGTGGGGAAGCGTCATCCGTTATAGCAGATATTGTGGGAGATGTAGACGATTTGGAATACGATAGTGACGGTGAAGATGATTCTGATGAATAAGATGTTATATGGCAAAAAAAGAGGAAGAAGTTACGGTAAAGTTGGATTGCGACTATTACGAGATGATAGTCATTGTAAATGCGTTAAAGAACAAGGAATATGTATCGGCAATAATTGAACATGTCGATTTAGACTATTTCAAAAATGTAAACAATAGAATTTTCATAGAAAAAATTCTTGAATTCTTTAAAGAGCGAGGATGCACACCTGCTCTTGAAGAACTGAAGGCAAGGTTAACTACAACAGATGAAAAGAAGGCTTTTACCACTGTTGTAACTCATATATTAACTAAGAAACTACTAGACGTAGATTTCAACCAAGAAGAGTTATATCATAAGACTGAAAAGTTCTTAAAGGATCGTGGTTTATATAAAGCCATTGATATTGCAGCAGAGAAACACGATGAAGGAGAGGTTGACTTGGACGATACCTTAAAGAGTATTGAAAAAATATACTCCATTTCACTGTTTGAGAGTTTGGGACATTGGTATTTCGAAGATATAGATAAACATATTAACGATTTATCTGTAACTTACCATCCTATTCCTACAGGGTGGAAAAGTTTGGATGATAAACTGGAAGGTGGATTGTTTCCTAAAACTCTTGTATGCTTCATGGGGCCAGTCAACGTAGGAAAGAGTATTGTATTAGGTAATTTAGCTTCTAATATAGTTCTACAAGATAAGAATGTATTGCTAATATCTTTGGAAATGTCGGAGTTCATGTATTCCAAACGTTTTAGTGCTCAATTATCGCAGATACCTCATGATAACTTGAAGCTGTATACTGATGAACTGAAGAAAAGCGTTCAAGAAATTGAGAAGAGCATTAACAGTAAGTTGATTATTAAAGAATATCCACCTAAATCTGTTACTGTTAGACAGATTGAATCATATATTAACAAGTTGCGACATAACGGATTTAAGCCAGATGTAGTTGTTATTGATTATCTGAATCTCATTAATCCTTCAACAAAGAATCTTAATTCCTATGAATCTGTTAAGGAGATTGCAGAACAGTTAAGAGCAATGGCCTTTAAGTTCAATATACCAGTTATTTCAGCGAGTCAAGTGAATAGAATGGGACATTCTAAAGCAGACCCTGGGATGGAGAATATATCGGAGAGTATTGGTCTACCAGCCACCTGTGATGTTCTTTGTGCTTTATGGCAGGAAGATACTGATAGAACATTGGGTATATTGAACATGAGCATTAAGAAAAATAGGTTCGGAGCTAACTTTGGTGCATGGTCATTTAAGGTAAAATACGAAACTCTCACTCTTAAAGAGACAAACAAAGACCACTTCACTAAAGATAAAGAAGAGGATGACAAAGAATCTGCTGTTGAAAATGCAGACGATATATTAAGTAAGCTAGAAGATATTTCCAGTGGAGGAACTGGCGAACTTAAAGAAAAGGAATAATTTATGGCCGAATCAAAAGATATAATTTTTACACACAAGGACTTAGATGGCGTAGTATCGTATATAACCCTTGGATGGATATTAAACTATAAACCCAAGATATACTCTACAACCCCCAATACTATGTTGGAAAATCTTAAGGGATGGTTGATGAATAACAAATATGAAGATTATAGAAAGGTTTTCTTTTTAGATTTGGATACCAGCATACTAGGAGATTTAATTGATAAAGAAAATGTTGTTATTATAGATCACCACGCGACGAATACTTTTGAATATAAAAATGCTAAGACGTTAATCAAAAACTATACTTCGTGTGCTAAACTGTTACAGGACACGATGGGTAAAGATAAACCCTTTACAAATGCTCAAAAGGTGCTAATAGCGTTGGCTGACGATTATGACTGTGCAGCTAAGAAAACACCAGTGTCCTACGATTTGAATATCGTATTTCATGGGACAAATAAGAAGATTGAATCATTTATTGAAAATTATTGGGAAGGATTTAAACCTTTTGATAAGTTTCAACAAAACATGATCAACCTTTATAAGTCATCTAGAGACGAATATGTTAACCAAGATCGGGCAATTTTTGGTGGAGTGATGAAAATTAAGGATACTGAATATAAGGTAGTGTCAACAGTATCTAACGATTACGTTCAGGAGATGGCTGATTACTTGATTGATAAGTATCAAGCTGATGTAGTATTTATCGTTATTACTCGAAGTGGTAAGGTAACTCTTCGTAAGAAAAAAGGTTGTGAATTAGACCTATCAAAGCTTGCAGAGAGGTTATGTGATGGCGGTGGTCATAAAGATGCTAGTGGTGGGTCAGCTACAACCGAAGCATTTCAGCTATTTACAAAAACCTTGAGATTAATAAATGTAGCTTGATTTATTGTATAACATTGGCTAATTATAGTCAATATGTTAAATGATAAAATTCTTGACAATTTCATAAGCAACAACGATCCATTAGATAACATTTGCACTAAGGAGTTTGTTGAGAATGTATTGAAGTTTGGAGCATATCTATCAATGATTAATAATAAGAGGGTTAATTCATCAGTATTGTTTTTAACCATACTTGAAAATTATAGATTACGTGATATATTCGTTGATATTACAGGAGCAGAGTCAGAAAGAGATGCCTTCTTAGGAGTTTTAAAATTATATCCTGTATTGATTAAATCTAAAAATACACGTAAGCTTTTTGAGAAGTCGAAAAAACAGAAGAAATCATGACAGAATTTGAGATAGCTATCTACAACAAACATATGTCTATATCACGTTCTCTAAGGAAGAAGCCTTATAGGACTAGAGAGAAGTTTGATGGGTTCGAAGACGATGAGAGATATCAATATATTAAAAAGCTTGTAATATTCTTCACAAAGTATTCAGAAGTTAATATAGACTCGTATTTCAGTTCGCCATATAAGCTTTATCCTGACGTAGAGTATTTCGATCTACAGTATTTTGCATCTCCACGAGGAATTAAGTCATACACGATTTATAAACAGGAGTTGGATAGATTGTCTCCTGAACATCATTTAGAGGACGTTAAAAAATCTTTAGAATTTATTGCAAAATTTTGTATTTCTAAACACATTTTTTTAGATGATTATGTTAATTATATAGATGGTAGTATTCATCCAGTATGGGTCTACCATCTAAAAAACAACAACATAAACTTCTACTCTCTGATGGAGTTTCCTAACGTAATCAATTACATTAGCGATATTCCAGAAGAAGAGCAAGTCTTACTCTTGGGTAAGACCGTAGAAGATTTTTTTAAGTATAAGACAAACTATTTACATTCAAAGCTTAGAACATACTTGCGTGTAGCTCATGCAGGAGTTAGAGGATTTGTTGAAAAAATAGTAACTGACCACTTGAAAAAACCAAAACCTAATATATAATACTAACAATTAAAACCAATAAAACCTATGACATATACAAAAACATTATTCGACGAAATCAAAAACTCGTATAACAACGATAACAAAGGTGAGTCCTCATTCAAGGATATCATGAAGTTCGAATCAGGAAATACATATACTGTTCGATTAATCCCAAACATTGCAGAACCTCGCAAGACCATCTACCATTACTATCACCACTCTTGGACTAGTAAATCAACTAGACAGTTTGTAACCACATTATGTCCTTCTACCTATGGTGAAAAGTGTCCTATTGACGATTACGTTCTCAAGATTTACCGTAACGGTAGCGACTCTGAAAAAGAGGCAAACAAGCCAATTTCGAGAA